AAAGGCTTTATTTCGTAGAGTGGGACCTTTCGATCCTAATACAATATCGTCCGAAATGGGGCTTTATCCCCTCACAAAGTCTGGAGCTACGATAAACGAGTCGAGCGCTATGGCGATAAGCACTGTATACGCTTGCGTTTATAAGATATCCTCAACGATTGCTTCTCTCGGCTTAGAGGTTTATGAGCGTGATGGACGCAACGTAGTACAGGCTAATGTACATCCAGCTTACAACCTGGTTAAAGTAAAGCCAAACAATCACCAAACAGCTTATGAGTTTTGGGAGTCTATCACAGCGAGTGCTGTAATTTATGGTGTAGGGTATGCAATAATAGAGCGAGACGACAGAGGCTATGCTACTCAGTTAATCCCTGTACATTATTCAGATGTGGACCTCCGCAATGTTAAGGGTGAGAGAGTTTACAGCGTTAAGGATGTGGGGATTGTTCGCCCTGAGAATATGCTCGAGATATGCAATCTCCAGCGCATGAGCCCAATTAGGTTGCACAGAGAGAATTTAGGATTAGCGAAAAGCGCACAGGATTTCGGAGCTGAGTACTTCGGTCAGTCAGGACAAATGACTGGTGTACTCTCTTCAGAGCAACCACTCAAAAAGGAGCAGATGGATGTGATCCAAGGCTCTTGGAATAATGGAGCTGCACAGGCTGGCACCAAATTAATGCCTTTCGGCTTTAAATATCAGCGTATAGCAATATCTCCAGACGAAGCACAATTCATTCAGACTCGCGCCTTTCAAGCTGAAGAGATATGTAGAATATTTAACGTACCTACTGCACTCGTCCAGCTACCTAGTCAAACGACTTACAATAACGTAGAGCAGCAAAATTTAATGTTTGCTCGACACACAATAGTTCCCTGGACTCAGAGGATAGAACAGGAGATCGACAGAAAACTAATTCCTTCATTCGACAGAGAAGTAATTTTCAGCAAGTTTAAGCTCTCCGATTTACAGAGAGGTGACAGCGCAGCTCGTGCGAATTACTTCACACAGATGTTGCAAAATGGAGTGTTAAGTATAAACGAAGTGAGACAGGAGGAGCAGCTTAACCCAATTGAGGGGGGCGATATCCACACTGTACAAGTTAACCAGATTGCACTCGATAAGCTCGAAGCTTACAGCGAGACAATCTCTAAAAGCAATGAAAATGGAGGATGAGAAAAGAGACGAGCTATTAACAGCAGCGCACTACTCGAAATTTGATAGCACTCTCGAAGTACGAGAGGAGGACGGAGAACGTGTAATCGAAGGTTATGCAGCTCTTTACAACAGCGAAACAGATCTCGGAGTATTTAGAGAGAGTATCTCTCCAGGTGCTTTCGATGATGTACTTAACGATGATGTACGGGCACTTATCAATCACGATCCTTCTCTCATTTTAGGGAGGAGTTCAGCTGGTACGCTGGAGCTCTCAACAGATGAGCACGGGTTAAAGTACAGAGTAAAACTGGGAGAGCAACAATATGCAAAGGACCTTTATACAAGTATTAAGAGAGGCGATATCTCGCAGTCTTCGTTTGCGTTTACGATTGAAGATCAGAGCTGGAGCGAAGACAGGAGCACGCGGACGGTTAAGAAAGTGGCTAAGTTATTGGACGTTTCGCCCGTAACCTATCCCGCATATAAAGATGCGACAGTGGCAGCCCGAAAAGAGGAGGAGCCCAAAGAAATTAGAACAGCTGAAGTAAAAGACAGCGACGATGATAAATGTGTAACAGTTAAAAAAATAAAAAGAAATAACATGGACTTAAATGACATGAAGACTCTTCGTAGTAAAAACTATGAGGAGCACGTACTCTTAAATGAGAACGCAGATAATGAAGGGCGCGAGCTCACAAATGAAGAGGAGGCACGATGTGACTACCTTGAGAGCGAGAACGTACGACTTGATAATAAGTTGAAGCGTCGCAAAGCTCACGAAGATATGATCGCACGTCAAGCACATTTTGCTGGAAGCTCAGTATCAGAGACAAAAGAGATGGACAAAACAAACCGTTCGTTCTCTCTCTCTCGCGCTGTAGAGATGGTATCTCACGGTAAAGGATTGACAGGTGCTGAAGCAGAGTGGGCTCAAGAGGCACGTTCTGAGATGCAGTCTCGAGGCTTACAGATGAGTGGTCAGATTGGTATCCCTGAAGCGGCACTTCGTGCTGGAGCACCAGATAGCTTCCAAGCTGGAGGAACTGGAGATGGCTCTGGCTATGTTCCTACAAACGTACCAGGAGTAATCGAGGCACTACGTGCACCGACTATGATGGAGCAGCTAGGAGCTACTACTATTCACGGAGCGACTGGTAACTTAAAGTTCCCTCGTGTAAGTGTTGCAGCTATTGCAACAGAGGCAACAGAGATAGAGTCAGACTCAAACTCTACACTCGCAATGGATGAGGTAAATCTCTCTCCAGTACGTGTAGCGAATAAGACTCTTTTCTCTAAGCAGCTAATCCTTCAGGGAGGCAGTCAAGTCGATACGCTTATCGCAAGAGAGTTAACAAATGGTATTAACACTACTATTGACAAAGCAGCATTTGCGAAGATTGTAGCTGGAGTCTCAGCGGTAACTCCTGTAGCTGGCGCTGGAGGAGCTCTTGCAGCAGCCGATTTATTTGCTATGGAGAAGGCAGTTATAGCAGCTGGAGGAAATATGGCAAATGGTAAATGGGCGATGAGTCCAATCGGATGGCAAATCTCGAGAGATTTAGCAACGGTTGACGCTATTGATGCTTTTTGGAGTGGTCAGGCTTTTGACGGGTTCCCAGCAGTAGCTACTCCAAACGTTCCAATTGGTACAGCTTCGACTGGAGATTTAATCTTCGGAGATTTCGCTGCTGGATTAGTTCTAGCATATTTCGGAGGGCTTGATTTATTAGTCGATCCTTACTCGAATGCTGGGACTGCTCAGATAGCTCTACACTTAAACAAGTTTTACGATGCTGAAGTGCGTCAAGCTGGTGCATTCTCAAGGATTACAAACGTAATTTAAGAAGTTAAACAATAACAGAGACGGGGGGCGAGTTGACGCTCGCTCCCTCTTTTTGTATAATTCTCAGATATGAAGTTTACAGTAGCAGATAACCCACTCGGGACAGATATTATATCTCTCGCAGAGATGAAGTTATTTTTGCGTGTAGACCATAGCGAAGAGGATACAACGATTTCAGCTATTATAACGAGTGCAGCTATGGCTGTACAGGATTACACCGGGAGAGTTTTTGTGAGCTCTACCTTTACGATGATGCTGGATAGTTTCCATAACGTAGAGATCCCAGCGGATATTAGCACTGTTTCGGGTGTCACCTACTACGACAGTACAAATGCACTTCAGACGCTCGGCGTGACAAAATATTACGTTGACGCTTCACGAGAACCAGCGCGAGTCGCTTTCTTAGATACTCCTTCGATTTATACGGATAGATTTAATTCTGTTATAATCGCTGGTACAATAGGTAACCAAGCAAACCCTCCACAGCAACACGCTATAAAAATGCTTGCAGCACATTACTACGAAAACAGACGGGCTGTAATCGTAGGTGTTAAGGCTTCGAAGATCCCACTCGGGATTGAGGCAATACTAAACCCGTACAGAATTATCTCCCTTGTATGAACATCGGAGCATTAGATAGAAGGATAGTTTTACAGCGTCCTAACTCAGTAGCGAATGACTATGGAGAGAAGGTTGTTACCTGGCTAACTTACGCGACTGTTTGGGCTGCGATAGATCGCAAACCAAGCGCGACAGAGCGAGTCAGCGGAGAGCAGATGTTATCTTTTCAGCAAGTCGTTTTTAACATACGCTATTCAACTACAGTGAGTATCCTGGAGGCTTCTCACAGAGTTACGTATGATGGAAAAGTGTACGACGTTCTAGGAGTTCAGGAGGTCGGGAGACAGGAGCAGTTACGAGTTATCACAGAATTACGCGAGAACTCATGAGCGTAACTATCACAGGAGCAAATGAGCTCTTTAAAAATATTGACAAGCTCGCGAAGTGGAGCACTAAAGATTCCAAAGCTCTTCAGGACGTAGGGCACAGAGTCGGGGATGTATACGCGAATTACATAAAGTCAAATGTTAAGGACCTCGGAAAAGATATCTCGGTAAGAGGTACAAAAGTGAAGTCAGGACAGCTTAGACGTTCAGGCGGTACATGGCAACCAGATAAGAACTCTAACACTATTATGGGGGGACCTCGTACGAATGCAATCGGGCGAAGGAAAACCAAAAAAGCAGATGATGGGTGGTTTGCTCACATAGTTGAAAAGGGCGATTTCGGTCCCAGGTTTGGAGGTAAGCACAGGACGCAGAACACAGGCGTATTCTCTCGAGGTATGAAGGCAACAACAAACAGGAGTTTAAAGCTCCAGGAGATACTCTTAAAAAAGAACTTCGCGAAATATACGAAGCGATTATGACAGTAGGAAAAGCTATATACAATATCCTCACAAACGACTCGACAGTGTCGGGGATAGTAGGAACGAATATCTTTCCAGAGATAGCTCCTCCAAATATCGACGTTCCATATATCGTGTACAGCGTTCTCTCGAATACTCCCAGTGAATCAAAAGAGGACGGGGGAGCGATAGACGTGTCGAATATAGAAGTATACAACTTTCAGGCTAC